ACTGGGTAGAGTTAGCAATTAAAGATATTTATAAATTAGCGGCTGAAGGTGATTATGACAGGGTTGCATTTACCAATGCCCCCACCCAAATAAACAGAAACCAAAAAAGATTAAACTTTATTACAGATATTGGCTTACAAAGAGTTCCAAGCATAGAGGAATATGAAAAATCAAATCAATTTAAAGCAGATTTAGATAAAAATCTTGAAACCCGATTTTTAGATGAAAAAAGCGGTGTTGAAAGTGAATTTATGAATGTGTTTACAAACAATTATCCAAATAAAGAAGCATGGTTTGCAGACCATCCAAGTGTAAAAAATAATATCGAACTGGTCACAAAGGCTCGTTGGGCAGAGCAAAACACTGAAGGCGACTTTATTTTAACTAAAAAAGGCTTGGGCAACTTACAGGAAGATGATGTGTACAAAAGCCCCGAACAGTTATTAGAAATGATCAAGCAAAACCCTGACAAACAAGTTGGAGCCATGCCGATTCGTGGTAAGAATATTGATGATCTTTTAAAAGAACTAAATATGCCATTGGGCGATGTAAAGAAACAAATTATGGCTGATATAAAGGCAGGCAACATTCCATCATCTGTCGATGACGGTCAAATTTATGAACTCAACATAAAAGAAGGCAGTGGTAAAAAATATTTAGACTTGTATGGTAGTAAAATTCCTCAACAAGCTGAAAAGGTTGCCAAAAAATTTGATAAAGGTGGCAAAGAAAGAAAAACTTTTTTAAATGAAATAATATACGAGCCTTATAAAACAAATTTAGAGCCAAACGAGTTATACAATTATTACGATTTAATAAAACAACTTGATCCAAACGACCCACAGATAGAACAAATGAATGTGGTACCGCTTAAACACAAAGCCACCACCATCGACATCACCCCTGAAATGCGAAAAGCTATCTTGACCGAAGGCGTGAATGTCATGTACAAAGGTGGTATAGTTAATAAGGTTAAATCCATGGACAAACCCATCCAAGGCAACAGACGAGAAATATAATGGCAGTAGACTATTTAAAAACATACCTAGGCATCGATCCTGATGACTATTCAGCAATGGAAGCACGCATTCGTGGTGAAGAACCACAGGCACAAGCACCAGTTATGATGCGACAACCCATGATGATGCCTCAACAAAGAAGCTTAGGCGAAATGGAAGCCATGCCAATGGCACCAAGACCACAACCCAAACCTCAAGTTGATGATAGATATCAATCTTTAATGGATGAGATTGCATCTTTGAAAGCACAAATTGAAGGCATGCAAGCTCCAACAGAGCAAGTTGCAACAGAGCAAGCACCAGTGATGGCAGATGAACCAGTGTCACCAAGTTTACCCGAAGGAGTTGATGCAGGCGGAAGATTTTTTACAGGACCTAATGGTGAAAACATGTATCAACCACCTATGCCGAAAATAGGACCGGGACAATTTCAAGCACAGGTCATGCCCACACCCATTAATTTAGATACTGGTATGCCAATAAACACAAGTTTGCCAATCCTAAACAATCGACTCAAAACAGAACCGTATCAAGCACCACCTGAATTACAAAACAGAATGGTTGACGAGCCACAAAAATTGCCACCAGCACCACCACCAACAAGAGTAATTCACAGGGGTCCAACAGGGTCAGTAGAAATTTATGATGACAACTTGCGTCCACCTGAACCTGATATGTCAGATAAGTTTTCAATAAAGCGTACCACACAAGCACCATCACAAGATATTCAATCTAGCATTGATTATCTAGCTAAGTTACCAAAAATGAACATACCGCAAATTCCTGACATAGAGCAAATTAGGCAAAAAATGGAAGAAGCCAACATGACTTTTCCTGAGCCAGTAAGTTATCAAGATCAGTTGCAATCAATTAGGGATTTACTAGCAATGAATCAAATGCCACAACAAATGCCTCAACCTATGCAAGAATTACGAGCAGGTGAAATTATGCCTAACTCTCCTGTAGTAGACACAAGATCATTCCCAAGAATACCAGGACCTCTAGCCGTACCCCCAGGTATAATTCCTAATTTAGTAAAAAAACAGGTCCAACAACCACAAATGCAATCTGTCGGCAGACCACAGCTACCTTTTCAAGGTGGGTTTATGCCTGAAATGCGTGCAGATGGAGGCGGAATCGACAAAGCCATATACGACTTAAAGTTTAAGCTTAATGGCTAATTTAAACGGTTGGGGTCGAGGCACTTGGGGTCAACTTGGTTGGGGCGAAGGCTCTATACCTGTTGAACCAACAGGCGTAGAAGCAACAGGTGTCGTCAATGGTGTCGGTGTTAACGGTCAAGCTGTAGCAACAGTTGGCGGTATAACAGCCACACTAGGTGCAGTTTCAGTCACAATCAACGCAGATGCTAATGCCACCCCAACAGGATTAGCTGTTTCTGCCACCCTACCGCCATCAGCAAATGAATGGACAGCTAATAACGGAGCAGCTATTTCTACTGCTCAATCGAAGTTTGGTGGGGCAAGTTTATTATTAGATGGTGTAAACGATAATGTAATCTCTAATAATACCTACGACTTTCAATCCACTGCCTTTACTATTGAGTTTTGGGCAAGACCTGCAAATGCAACTCAAGATGAGGTACTTTTAGATACAAGAGATTCAACATCTAATCCTTCTATATATTTTAGGCAAGCAGGAACCACTCTTTTAGTCGGCAGAGGAACAGTAACTTTACTTACTGTTAATAATGTATTTTCTGCTAACACTTGGGTTAGCTTGGCTGTAACAAGAGGTGATCCTTTTACTAATACTTATACAGTCTTTGTTGATGGTAATAACGAAGGAGATATTTTACTAGGAGCATCTCCAACCGCTTCTGATATACATATTGGTTCTGATTTTGATAATACAAATAATTGGTCAGGCTATATTGATGAAATTAGATTATCTGATATAGATAGATATGGAGGAGCAGCATACACTCCAGCAACTTCTGAGTTTAGTTTAGATGGCAACACTTTATCTCTTTTACATTTAGATGGAACAAATGGCTCAACTTCTATTCTTGACTCAGCAGTATCTGATCCCTTAGTAGTTACTGGTGTAGCAAACATATTCCCCACAGGGTTAGAAGGTACTTCTGCTTTAGGCACAGTTACTCCTGAAGCAGGTGCAGATGTTTCATTGGATGGTGTAAACGCCACTTTAGGCAATGTTTCAGTATTGGTTGATGCAGAAGCTACTATTATTATTACAACAGGCGTAAGTGCAACAGGCTCTACAGGAACTCTAAGCACCATAACTGACAATAGGTTCCCTGCACCTGGATTTGCTAACATGCGAGCATCTGATCCCTTTGTAAATCCAACGGTAAATGCAGCATGTAATTTTACAATAACAGGCGTATCAGCCACAGGACAGGTTGGCACATTTAATATTTGGGAAGTAATTGATGACTCGCAAAATCCAAATTGGACTGAAATTGCAGCTTAATTTAATATACAATAAACAATTTAACATGGCATAATAAATGCTCAGAGGTAAGAAATGGCAACTTATGTAAATGATTTAAGACTCAAGGAAATCGCTACAGGTGATGAGTCAGGAACTTGGGGAACAAGTACCAATACTAACTTAGAACTTATAGCAGAAGCTTTTAGTTATGGAACCGAAGCATCCTTTGGTTCTGATGCAGATGCAACAACAACGATAGCAGATGGAGCAACCGATCCTGCTCGTAGTTTATATTTTAAAGTTACTTCAGGAGTATCTTTAACTGCAACAAGAACACTAACGATAGCTCCTAATACAGTATCAAAAGTATTTATTATTGAAAATGCTACTAGCGGTTCTCAATCAATAAACATCTCCCAAGGCTCAGGAGCGAATGTAACTGTACCTAATGGTGGAGTAAAAATTATTTATACAGATGGAGCAGGTGCAGGAGCAGCCGTTGTTGATGCTTTAACAGATTTGAGTGTAGCTGATTCTTTAACTTTACAAGGACCAACACTTACCATAGGTGATGCAACAGCCGAAGATACTAAAATAGTATTTGACGGTAATGCTCAAGACTATTATGTAGGTCTTGATGATAGTGCTGATGATTTAGTTATTGGTTTAGGATCAACAGTAGGTACAACCCCTGCTATATCCGTAGATGAAAACCAATTTGTCACTATGCCTAAAAAAGTTACAGCTTCTACTTCAGCTAATATTAGCCAAGTTGCATTAACCTCAAGCTCTAATGCAGTAGCTTGGGATGCACAAGCAGCAGCTAATGCTTTTTACTCAACCACAGAGAACACCACTTTCTCAGCACCAACTAACGCTGTAGAAGGTGCAATTATTTCTGTAGAGATAGCACAAGGTGGCACAGCTTACACAGTGGCTTGGAACACAGTCTTTGAATTTGCAGCATCAACTGCACCCACGATTACTGCCACAGCTAACAAAACAGACATACTGTCCTTCAGATATAATGGCAGCGTGTGGCAGGAAATTGGTAGAGTTCAAAACCTAGCACAAACCTAATATGGAAACGCTACAGCGTACAGCAAATAGAGGAAGCATATCTACTGGTTTTGATATTGATAACTCTTTGAAGTTAGAAAGAGCTAATTCTGAGCAAGTACAAGCAACTAGTACTACAGATTCAGGAAACAGAAAAACTTGGACTTTTAGTACTTGGATTAAACGAACTGAAATAAGTTACAATGGTGGTTTTGGTATTAATGCACTTTTCTACGCTGCTAATACAGGTATGCAAATTAATTCTAGCGATAAAATATCAATTAAAATGTATACTGGTGCTGCTTATACTGGCGATTTGCTAACCACACAAGTATTTAGAGATACTTCAGCTTGGTATCATATAGTCTGGACACTAGATACAACTGAAGCCACAGCTAGTGATAGAATAAAACTTTGGATTAACGGACAACAAGTTACTGATTTTGATACAGAAACTTATCCTAATTTAAATGATGAGTTTGAAATTGGTCAAGCTAGTTCTGCTGCTCCAATAAGAATAGGTAATGCTTATTGGGGTACTTCTCCTTTTTCAGCATATATAGCAGAAACTCATTATTTAAATGGAACAGCAAAACAAGCATCTGATTTTGGTGAGTATGATGCAGATAGTGGCATATGGATTCCAAAAGAATACACAGATGGTGGTTATGGAGATATAGGATTTTATTATAAATATGATAACGCTGCTAGCTTGGGTGAGGATTCTAGTGGTGAAGGACACGATGCAAATAATTTAATCAACATCACATCCGCAGACCAAGCAACTGACACACCTACTAATAGTTTTTCAAATTTAGAAGTTGGTAGAAACCCTGCTGCAACTTTTTTGACATTTAATGAAGGCAATACCAAATTAACATACGCAGGTTCAACAACTGCGTATGATTCAGATGGTTCAGGCATATCAAATTTTAGAGTTAATACTAGTGGAAAATGGTATATGGAATTTAGTTTTGCTGGAGACGGAGATAGAGCAGTGGTTGGTGTGGTATCTGACCAAGGAGCAAACCATGCTGCTGATACAGATTACACAAGATATATAATGTATAGAGGAAATGATGGGGCTGTTATTTATAATACAAATGGTAGTGATGTAACTGTTTCAGGAGCAGGACCGACATATGATAGTCCCGATGTTATAGGAATTGCTCTTGATTGCGACAATGAAAGAGTTAGTTTTTCTAAAAATGGTAATTGGATTGATGGTTCAGGGGCAGGTGCAAGTAACAGCTCTCCTACATATTATGTAGATTGGACTGGACACGATTTTTTAACAAATAGCACAGGTAATGGAAATTGTGTTTTTGTTTGTACTAATTATGTTAATGGTGGTACTCCAGTAATTGAATCTAATTTTGGTGGATATACAACTAACTCAATATCATCAGGAAATTCAGATGCAAACGGATATGGTAACTTTGAATATGCACCCCCAACAGGCTACTACGCCTTATGCACTAAAAACTTAGCGGAGTACGGATAATGGCTTATACAACAATAGACGACCCATCTGCATATTTTCAGATTGCTCTTTGGACTGGTGATGGAACGGCAGGAAACGCTGTTACTTTTGATGGTAATTCAGATATGCAACCTGACTTTGTGTGGTCAAAAAGACGAGATAGTGCTACTAGCAATGTATTAAAAAACACTTCAGCAGGTGGTACATCTGATAATGATTTGCACTTAGTATCAGACTTAACACAAGCTGAAAGTACATATGCTCAATATAGAATGGATTTTGATTCTGATGGTTTTACATTAGATGGTGTAGGAGATTCAGGGTTTCAAGGGATTGGTACAAGCATGGTTAGTTGGTCTTGGAAAGCTAATGGTGGTACGACCTCAAGCAATACGGATGGAACTGTTACTTCAACAGTACAAGTTAATACTGATGCTGGTTTTAGCATAGTTACATGGACAACAGGATTGTTAGGAGGAAACCATAGTGTCGGACATGGATTAGGCGTAAAACCTGCGATGTTTATTACAAAAAGCAGAGGTGGCACTAGTAGCTGGTGGACTTGGCATCAAGGTATGGCAGGAGACACTTCTTATGTTAATTTACAACTTAATACTGCTGAGCTAACATTTTCTGATATTTGGGGTGATGGTATAACATCAAGCGTATTTGGATATAATTACCCTGCTACAGTTAATGCAAATCAGACTTACATAGCCTACTGCTTCGCAGAAAAACAAGGCTACAGCAAGTTTGGCAACTATAAAGGTGTTGGTAGTGGTTCTCCATTTGTTTATACAGGTTTTAAACCAGCTCTTGTTATTTGCAAAAGGACAGATTCAACAAATGATTGGGGAATTGTAGACAGTAAAAGAGAAACATATAATGGTGCTACTAAAACTTTATTTGCTGATTTAACAAATGCAGAATCTAGCACCTATACAGTAGATTTATTATCTAATGGATTTAGACCTTCAAGTAATCACAGTATTTTTAATCAATCAGGTGGTTCATACATCTACATGGCATTTGCAGAAAATCCATTCGTAACATCAACAGGTATACCAACAACAGCTAGGTAAAATAATTAATTTGAGGTAAAATAAAAATTATGTGGGCATCAGTAGATTCAGACAACAACGTAACCAAGGTTTATACCAAACCAACAGCTATTACTTATGGGGATGTAAATTATCCTGCAAATGTAATGTCTTCTTGGTCAAATGCTGAATTAGCAACAATAGGGGTTTACCCAGTTGTTGAAGATACAAGCAATTACGAAGACCCTGCTTACTACATCAATACTAACGAAACTTTTACTTATTACGACAGCGTAAGCGTAGGTGGTACTACTTATACGAATACAGTCGTAGGAGCTTACGGAACAGCTACACCTATGTCTTTAGACGATACAACTAACCCTGACGGTACAGTTACTCCAGGCTTAAAATCAAACGCTATTACAACTCAAAAAAACCAAGCCTACAGCATATTACAACCTAGCGATTGGTATGTGGTAAGAGAGTCTGAAAACGGTACAGCGATACCTACAGACTGGGACACTTGGAGAGAGTCAATTAGAACGACTTACCAACAACAAGTAGTAGCAATTAACGCTTGTACTACAGTACCTCAACTACAGGCTTTGTATATACCTGTTGGTGATCCGCCAGTAGCACCATTGCCTCAGTTTCCACCATCCCCTGATCAAACTTCATAGGAGTAAATTATGAAAAATGTATATTTAATTTTAATTGGCTTATTTGCCACTTCATGTGCAACAGTAGGCTCTGTTATAGATGGCGGAAAAAATATTGCTATGACTACAGTTGATACAACCGTTAAAACTGCTGGAAATATTTCAGGAGCAGCATTAAAAGATGTTAGTGGCGTTGTTAATACAGTGGCTGAAACTTACGAAGGCGTAATTGATACAGTCGTTGAAAATATTGACGAGCAAACTGACGAACTTCAAAACAAACCCGAGGAATCTAAATAATGGAAGTATTAATACCATTAGCTATTATGGTGCTTATTATTGCACTATCTATGAGAAGATTTAAACCTGAGCTTTGGGAAAAAACAATATCAAGATTTAAGAAGTAACATGTCTTGGTGGAAAAAAGTAGTATATTTTTTTACGCCTCTTAGTTCGGCAGAACTACCCAACCCTCTTAAAGAAGAGATGGAAACCGTTAGAGCTAGAAACAAAAAAGGCAGATATGTTGCTGACGATCCCAATACCCCTGACATAAACGAGGCTTACACTCAAGTTCCAAAAAAAAGAGGTCGACCCCGTAAGAAAAAATAATGTACGAGTATGCTTGCGAAGTCATTAAGGTGGTTGACGGAGATACTTCTGACCTTAATATTTCTCTTGGTTTTAATATCTATCACAAGTGTCGTGTACGCCTTTATGGGATTGACACGCCTGAGTGTCGCACAAGAAACAAAGACGAAAAAGCTAGAGGCAAACTAGCTAAAGTTTTTGTTGAAAATGCAATAGCTAACGGCAATGAAATTATTGTTAGAACCAAATTAAAAGATTCCAAAGGTAAATATGGTCGTGTCTTAGGCGAGATACTTGTAGACTCAATTAACATTAACGAAGAGCTAGTAAGAAAACACTTGGCTGTTCGATATTTTGGGCAAAGCAAAAATGATGTTGAGGCAGAGCATGAAATCAACAAACAAAAACTTCTTGAGCTTGGCGTGTATCAAGAAATAAAAAACCCCTCATAAAGAGGGGCTTATCAAAAGTGGCTAGCTATTAAAAGTCAGCCTTGTCAAACAACTCATCAATCATGATGAACTGACCTGCAAAGTCACCAACCTTGGTTCTCTTGTCAATGCGAGTTGCATCTTCGATTACCTTGTAAATCTTTTTGGAATATATCCAGTCAGGATTTAAGGCATCGACCTTAGCTTGATCTAGCATAATCGCTACAGGTGTAACATGAGTTCCACCGCCATCTTGATCTAACACCAAGATTACAGCAGGCTCGCCATTATCAAACTTTCCTGCCATCAACCTTAGTTGATCAGAATTGTGTTTGATCATAGCCATTTTTTCGTAACACTTTTGTAGTGTGGTTTTCATATTGATTCTCCTATATGAGGTTTTATGATAAAGAACCTTTTTCTTTACCTATCCTTAATCTTACACTAGTAAAGTGTTCAAGTCAACACTTATAGAAAAATAAATTAAATTAGTAATGCATTCTTCTTAGGTAAAAAAATTTTTTATGCTATATTTTTCTAACAATGAACGGGCAAAAACAACACGATAAATTAATCATTTGGTCTGCTATAGGCTTTTTGGTAACCCTTGTTATTGGCTTTTCTGTTAATGCAAACGCACAGTCAAGCCAACAATCAGGCACGGCTTGTGTCAACGGTACTCAGTATTGCGAAAACAATAGTTTGGATACGGTTAATACAACCACAACCACAAATACCAATACGAACACCAACACCAATCAAAACACCAACACGAACACCAATACGAATTCTAATACCAATGTATCGACCAATACCAATGTTTCAACCAATACAAACTCAAACACAAATGTGTCGACCAACGCAAACACAAATGTAAATACTTCGACCTCAAACAATGTTAATACAAACAACAATGTTAATACTTCTAATTCAACATCGAATTCCACGGTAAATTCAACCGTAAATCAAAATGTTACGAACACAAATAATTCAACTTCGACCAGTAATAACACAAATCAAAACACTAACATAAATCAATCGACTTCTGACTCAAATGTCACAACCGACAATAGAAATGTAAACGAAAACAATTCTAGGTCTGATAATACGAACCGAAACATTAACGAATCCAATTCGACACAAACAATAAACCAAAATGTTAAGAGCAAGGCACCCCCTGCCTCTGCGATAGCACCTAGCATTATGAGTTATTCTCAAGACCTATGTACCGTTGGTAGGTCAGGAGCTTTTCAAGGGCAAGTATTTGGGTTCTCTACAGGAGCAACTGTGACTGACGAGAACTGTGAACGCTTAAAACTTTCAAAGTATTTGTATGATACTGGTATGAAAGTCGCTTCAGTGTCTATACTTTGTCAAGACCCAAGAGTATTTAAAGCCATGGAAATGGCAGGTACTCCTTGCCCTTACCAAGGTAAAATAGGTGCAGAAGCAACTATGGCTTGGGCTGAAAATAAGTCCAAAAGACCCGATGCCAAAGAACAAGAAAAACTTTTTATACAGCAATGCACACATGATAGAAACCCGAACAGAGATAAAATTAATAAAGACGTTGTGGGCTTAGTTAAAAAAACTTATACAAGAAAAACCAAAACAAGCAAACAATGCAAAAAAGAATTTTATGCTACGCAGTAGCGTGTCTCTTAAGCGTTAGTCTTTTTAGTCAAGTAACCACTACAGTTACATCCAACAATCAACTTTGGGATTTGCGGTTAGATAACGCCACTGATATGTCAGCCAGTGATGACGGCACATCTCAAGTGTTTAACTTTGGCTTTGACTTTAATTTTTTTGGCGAAACTTTTAACCAAGGTTACATGGCTAGTAATGGTTGTTTAATTTTAGGCTCATTATCAACAGTCGACACATGGGAAAAGAACTGCACGCAATACAACCCTAGCCCATCTCCCAACACCAACTATACAATGTATCCTTTTTGGACCGATCTTATTATGGGTGAGAACTCTTCGATGTTAGCCAAAAGTTTTGATGATAAAATTATCTTTGGTTGGTATGAAATGTGGGAATACTATAGAGATTCTAAAAACACTTTCGAGCTTTGGTTGTACCCCAATAACACTTATGAAGCTATCTATGGGCAATTAGATATTCAAGATCACGATGTTTTTATAGGCATACAGGGCAACGAAAAAGAATTGGAAACTTATTACTTTCACGATGAATGTAATACAGGAATTATTAACTCAACAACCTGTGTTAATCAAGATTGGAACAATATAGGCGAGAATCAAACGCTAGAAAATGGCGGTTCTATTTTTGTAGGAGAGGTGGTTGATTGTAGCAACCCCTTAAATGATACCAGTTGCTCAGGCTATGCCGATGCTTACCAAACTCAACAATGTAACATTGACCAACTATATTCTGAGTCATGTCCATATTATTGGGATGCATATGATGATTTACAGTGCAACCTTGATCCACAGTACGGTCCTTTCTGCCAAGGTTACAGTCAAGAAAATGATGTTGCGTATTTTCAAGAAGACCAGTTTAACTACGGATACGAGGAAGAAGAACAGCTTGGATACGAAGAAGAGCCAATGTTTGAAGAGTATGTTTATGAGTTTGAAGAACAAAACAACGGAGAACAAGAACTTACATTTGAAGAAGAAATAATTTTTGAGCAAATGTTTCCACAAGAGGAATTTCACGATCCTTTTGTTTCTGTGCATGACACACCTTTGCGTGATGAAGAAATATTTACGCCCACAGACGATCTCATGGTAGAAGAATTTATTTTTCAAGAAACTTTTTTAGTAGAAGATTATCGTGAGCCTGAAACATTTATTGAGCTTGAAACCATAGACCAATTGGAAGAATGGTTTGAAGAAGAAACTAGAAGAGAAGAAGAAATTGCAATTTTAGAAGAACCTGAAGAAGAGTTTGTAGAAGAAATATTTGAAGAGGAAGTTGTTGAAGAAGTGTTTGAAGCCATAGAAGAACGCATGGCTGAGGCTGAAATTGAAGAAGAAAGAATAGAGAGAGAAGAAATTATAGAAGAAGATGTATTTGAAGAAGAGTTTGAGGTTGCAGAAAGAGAGAATGCAAAAGGTGAAAGCTCAATAAGCAGAGAAATAGCTTTAAAAATTGTTTCTGCAACAATTACAACAGCCACAAATAGTATCAGTGGAACTGACTCAGGCAGTTCAGTACATGCAACTGGTGGTAGCCTTGCATCAGGCAATGTTTTTGCTTCTTCGTCTAATACAAGCATGAGCATAAGTAGCTCACCAAGCATTTCAGATCAATTTGCATCCTCTACCGCACAAACCAATCAAGTTTTAGACATGAGTAGCATGTCTGTATCAGACTCCTCTTTTAGTTCAACAGCAGTAGAAACAGAAACAACAACGGAGGTAGCAGTTGCTACCGTTACAACAGAAACAACTCAAGATCAAATGGACACCTCTATTGCATCTGTTGAGTCTGATTCAGAGACAACGGTTGAAAATATTATTGCTCAAAACTTACAAATGGCTCAAGAACAAGTTATAGCCAAACAAGAAGAAACTGGTGAATATGGGTCAGAGAATGCAATTATAGCGGTGATGGGCTTTTTGCCAAACTTTAACAATTACAGGCTTGTATCCATACCGCAAAAAGAATTTTGGTATAAGCCAAAAAACATTTATACTAACAACAAACTATCAGATAATACTGAGGCATTTTATAGCATGGCAGGACAAAGCATTAAAACTTTAACTGATTTAAAAAACATGCAACCAACTCTTTAGGAGATTTATATGAATTGGTTTGAAAACAAAACAACTCAACTTATAGCTCTTGTAGGTATTGTTACAACGCTAGCTGGTTTTGGCTATCAAGGAGCAACCTATGTTAATAGAATTGAAAACTTAGAGGCACAAGCATCTGTTTCTTATGAAGAAGATATCAACAGCCTTGTAACACAAATTTCTGTTATGGAGCAAAAATTAAAAAAGTTGGAGCAGATAAATATTTTAGAAGGAGCCGTTAATCAAAATACTAACAATTGGTCTATTTTAAAAGAACAGTACATGAACTTACAAAAAGATGTACAAAAAATAGAATCAAAAGTTAATAAAGAAAAAAATCCACTAGCGGGGTAATTATGAAATTTAATTTAATAAAAAATGTAGTAGGAGCCATAGCACCAACACTAGGCTCTGCTTTGGGCGGACCATTGGGCGGACAAGCAGCTTCTGTTGTTGCACAAGTTCTAGGTTGTTCTCCTGAGCCAAAAGCCATTAATCAAGCCATTCAATCAGCCACACCTGAACAAATGCTTGAACTTAAAAAAGCAGAACAAAACTTTGAATTGCAAATGAAAGAGTTAGAGGTAGATGTTTTTAAGCTAGAGGTTAAAGATCGATCTGATGCTAGAGGTAAATTTAGCAAAGATTGGACTGCAAGAATTATGGGTACTGCCGTAGTTGGCGGATTTCTTGGCTATATATTTTTAGTTACATTACAACCACCTGAACAAAATTCTGAAGCTTTAATCAATTTAGTGTTAGGATATCTAGGTGGGTTGGCATCGGCAGTTATATCGTTTTACTTTGGGGCTTCAAACACGCCTGAAAAAAAAGATGAGCAATAAACCAACAGTACAATCAGTTTCCTCGCAACTTAATTCGCATGAGGCAAAATGTGAAGAAAGATGGAAGACAATATTTCGAGAAACAGAAGAAATAAAATCACAAGTAGCAGATTTAAACAAAACTTTAAGAATGGCGGTGTTTGGATGTTTCGGATTTTTAGGAACTTTGTTAATAGCAATCATATCGGGTTTTCTACCTCTAAATTAATGGAAATATCCAAAGAAGGCGTATGCCTGATTAAAAAATTTGAAGGTTGTAAATTGGAGGCATATTACGATGCCGTTAATGTTTTAACCATTGCTTATGGTAGAACCAAAGGAGTAAAAGCAGGAGACACTTGCACCCAAGAACAAGCAGACGCTTGGCTAGAAGAAGAATTGCAAGAGTATGGAGGCTATGTAAACGAAGTCGTAAATGTACCTTTATCACAAAATCAGTTTGACGCTTTGGTTTCATGGACTTACAACTTAGGTCCATCCAATCTAAACAAATCAACAATGCTTAAAGTTTTAAACAATGGTGAATATGAGGAGGTGCCTGCACAAATGCGTAGGTGGAATAAAGCAGGGGGTAAGGTGCTTGAGGGATTGACCCGAAGGCGAAACGCTGAATCTCTACTTTTTGAAGGCAAGGAGTGGGGTAAAATTTAGGAGACAGTTTGCCACATGCTACTACACGCATAGCGTTAGCAGGTGAATATTTAGCAGCATCCTACTTGCTGAGATTTTGCGACTCCGTAATTCTTGCACCTCAAGCACATAAAAGCGATTTAATTTTAGATCATCAAAACAAGTTATACAGAATACAAGTAAAGACCACTAACTCTACCTATTTAAGAAGGGGCAAAGATTATTATCGTTGGGAGTTACGCAGTGGTAGAAGAACAGCAAAAAAAGAAAGGCAAGATTCAGATGAAAGGTATGGTAACGGTCAAATAGATTTGTTTTGTCTTGTGGCTTTGCCTTTAAACAAAGTAATATTTATGCCATTTCACAAAGAAAAAAACCTCACTGAGTTTGCAAAAACAGAAGAAAAACTTTTAGAAATAGACACCAAAGAATCTTTGCAAGCATGTTTAGATCAAGCAAATAAAAGCCCAAAATTAACACCTTTAGATTTGTAATAAAATAAGTTAGAATCAACACTTAATACAGGAGATCGTTATGAGCAAATTAAAGAACAACACCTTTATCTTGGAGACAGCTTTAATAAAGTTACAGCAAACTCTTGAAGACAGAGATGATGATTATGGTAGCTCTGATGATTTTTTTGACAATCTAGCAAAGATGGTAAACGCCATATTAGGCAATAAATTAGCAGAACCAATTACAGGTAGCGATGCTTGTAATATTATGCTTTGCATGAAATTAATACGCATATCCCAAAATCCACAACATATGGACAGTTGGATTGATACGGCAGGATATGCCATTCTAGGACTATTAAAACAAGACCATCTGTGTGAAAATGAGGAATGACATGTTTCTTGTGGGTATTATTCAATATCTCCTCTCTCTCATAATTACATGTCTAGGGAAGTTGGCGTTACTCCCCCCTAAGAAAGATGTTGTCCAACTTCCCACCCTATGCTTGATTTAGACAAAATAAAATCTTTTGAAATTCTATCTAAAGATGAGCAGATAGAAGCCTTGGCTTTAATTGATAAATGGAAAAACATTAAAGCAAGAACCAAATGCAGAGATGATTTTTTAGAGTTTGTAAAAATGATGTGGCAAGGCTTTATCATGGGCAGACATCACAAGATACTTGCAGACAAATTTAATCGCATAGCACAAGGCAAGCTTAAAAGACTTATCGTGTGTTTACCACCAAGACATTCCAAATCAGAGTTTGCATCTACATTTTTTCCTGCATGGATGATGGGACTAAATCCATCACTAAAAATTATTCAAGCAACTCACACCGCAGAACTAGCTGTAAGGTTTGGTCGTAGAGTTAGAAACATTATTGACTCAGAAGATTATCAAACCGTTTTTCCTAATATTAGTTTATCAGGTGACAACAAGTCAGCAGGTCGATGGACAACCAATGATGGCGGTGAAGCTTTCTACTCAGGAGTTGGTGGTGCCATTACAGGTCGTGGTGCAGACTTATTAATCATTGACGATCCACATTCTGAGCAAGATGCTATGTCACCAACTGCAATGGATGGGGCTTGGGAATGGTACACATCAGGACCACGCCAAAGGTTACAGCCGGGTGGTACAATCATCTTAGTAATGACACGATGGTCAACCAAAGACTTAGCAGGTCGATTACTTAAAAGACAGTCAGAAGCACACGCTGACCAATGGGAGCTTGTTGAGTTTCCTGCAATTATGCCTGAGTCTGATGAGCCTTTATGGGCAGAGTTTTGGAAGAAAGAAGAACTCTTGGGTGTAAAAGCATCTTTACCAGTATCCAAATGGAACGCTCAGTGGATGCAAAATCCAACAGCAGAAAGCGGATCAATTATAAAAAGAGAATGGTGGAAAACTTGGGAGAGTGAAGAGATTCCTTCGTGTGAGTGTATTATACAAAGCTATGACACCGCATTTAGTGCAAAAGAAACGGCTGACTACTCGGCTATAACGACATGGGGCATATTTTATCCTGAAGAAGGCGATGAAGCTTCTGTCATATTGTTGGATGCAACAAGGCACAGAGTAGATTTTCCTGAGTTGAAAAAAATAGCTTTAGAAGAATATAAATATTGGGAACCTGATATTGTTTTAATTGAGGCAAAAGCCAGTGGTACGCCTCTAACACAAGAGCTTAGAAAGATAGGTATACCTGTACAATCTTACTCACCGAGCAGAGGTCAAGACAAGATAGCTAGAATGAACTCTGTTTCTCCCATGTTTGAAAGCGGTATGGTGTGGGCAACAGAAGATGCATTTGCTGAAGAAGTTATTGAAGAAATGGCTTCTTTTCCTTATGGAGAAAACGATGACTTTGCTGACTCCGCAACCATGGCATTGATGAGAATTAGACAAGGTGGCTTAATTGAGCTAGGCACAGACTATGAAGATGAGGTATCATTTGATAGAAGAAAGCTAAGTTATTACTGATGAAAATATTTATTACAAAATTTATTCATGACGGTCAGGAATATTGTGGACCTAATATACACGCTGAAGACTTAGAGGTAGCTCAAGCCATAGCAGAAATTGACGGTTACATAGTACAAGGAGAGTTGACAGACTTAGTACAGTTCAAAGAAGACGAGAAGAGGGTCTTACATTAATTTTTAATATATAATAAATCACTATGGCAATTGAAAGAAAATTAGGCACAGAAGACAATCCTGACATTGTGGATCAGGGCAAAGCTGTTGATATAGAAGCAGAAGCACCTTCCTTTGAAGAGCAACTGATGGAATCTTTAGAGGTTACCATCAACGATGATGAAATTATTATTGATGAAGCTCAAGAAGAAGAAGAACAAGAAATGCCATTTGATGCTAATTTGGTTGAATATTTAGATGACTATGTTTTAGGTTCTATTTCCAAAAAATTAATTAACGATGTAGAAAACGATAAAGAATCTCGTAAAGAGTGGATGAAGACTTACACAGACGGTCTTAAATATCTTGGCATGAGGTTTGACGAACAAAGAAGCCAACCCTTTGAGGGTTCTAGTGGCGTAATTCATCCTATCTTGGCTGAATCTGTAACTCAATTCCAAGCACAAGCATACAAAGAACTTTTGCCTGCACAAGGACCTGTTAAAACACAAATAGTTGGACAAAGAGATGCCAACACAGAAATGCAAGCAGAAAGAGTTGCTGAGTTCATGAATTATTACATTATGAACGAAATGCCTGAATATGATCCTGAGTTGGATCAATTGTTATTTTATCTACCATTATCAGGTAGTGCATTTAAAAAAGTTTATTACGATGCATCCATAAGAAGACCTGTATCAAAGTTTGTACCTTCTGAAGATTTGCTAGTTCCATATGAAGCAACCGATCTGCTTAGTGCAGAACGAGTAACTCATATTGTTTCTATGAGCAACAATGAAGTAAGAAAATTACAACTTTCAGGATTTTATGCAGACATAGAGTTAACGGGCAGTGAAGTAGAAACACGAGACACGGTTACAGAAGAAATTGATAAAATACAAGGTGTTGAGCCTGAGTATAATAACGATGAACAAAGACGATTGTATGAAATACATACAGTTGCAGAAATAGAAGGCTTTGAGGACTTAGATGAAAATGGTGAGCCAACAGGATTAAAATTACCTTACATTATTACCATTGACGAATCTTCACAAAGAGTTTTATCTATTAGAAGAAACTATGAGCCTGATGATCCAATTAAAAATAAAATTAATTATTTTGTTCAGTACAAGTTTTTACCGGGCTTAGGATTTTATGGTTTAGGTCTTTCACACATGATAGGTGGTTTATCTAAAGCCACAACATCTATTTTAAGACAGCTTATCGATGCAGGTACTTTATCTAATTTACCAGCAGGTTTTAAAGCTAGAGGCATAAGAATTAGAGATGAAGCATCTCCTTTACAACCGGGTGAATTTAGAGATATAGACGCACCGGGTGGTGCTTTGCGTGATGCATTGATGCCATTGCCTTATAAAGAACCAAGTGGAGTTTTATTTAGCTTGCTTGGATTATTGGTTGACAGTGGTAAAAGATTTGCATCTATTGCCGATATGAATATTGGTGATAGTAATGCAGCTATGCCTGTTGGTACAACTGTAGCTTTATTAGAAAAGGGTACAAAAGTCATGAGTGCAATTCACAAAAGATTGCATTACTCACAAAGAACAGAATTTAAAATTTTGGCTAGAGTCTTTGGTGAATTCTTGCCACCAGTCTATCCATATGAAACAGGTAGTGGCTCAAAAGAAATAAAATTAGAAGACTTTAGCAAGAAGGTAGATGTCATACCTGTATCTGATCCAAACATATTCTCCATGAGTCAAAGAATAGTGATGGCACAAGAACTATTAACCATGGTTCAATCTAATCCTGAAATACATGGACCACAGGGTATATATGAGGCTTATTACAGAATGTATTCTGCACTTGGTGTGGATAACATAGAAGCTTTGTTATTGCCACCACAAGATATGACTCCTAAACCTGTAGATGCAGGCATAGAAAACAGTGGTTTATTGCAGGGTATTCCTGCTAATGCTTTTGCAGAACAAAATCATGAAGCACACATAGAAGCACACAAGAGTTTGTTTTTGACACAAGGTGTTCAAATGAACCCACAGTTGCAATCTATGATTATTGCTCATGTCATGCAACATTTACAATTCTTAGCTAACCAAATAGCAGAACAACAAATGCCACCTGAAGCACAACAACAAATACAACAAATGATGCAACAGGCACAAACACTTGATCCACAATCACAAATGATGGTACAACAACAAGTACAAGGCATTATTGAAAGCATGAGTTCTCCAATCTTGGCACAACTCTCAACCGAGTTCTTGGCTTCTATTCAACCACCACAACAACAAGACCCATTGGTTGCTATTAGGCAACAAGAACTTGGCTTGCGTGATAAAGAGATAGAGTTGAAAAATCAACAGTTTGCTTCTAAAGAACAACAAGATGCCATGGAAAAATCTGCTGAGTTGCAATTACAAAAACAAAAAGCAGATCAACAAGCAATGAATGCATCAGAAAAAAATGACATTGCAAAAGAAAGACTTAGACAACAGGCTGAGTTAAAATTAATCGACTTACAAGCGAGGATGAATAAATGACAAGTTCAATCAACAAAAAAATTCAGGAGCAGATAAAAGAAAAGAAAATGCTTCAAAAGGCTAAAGAGCAAAATGCAGAAGCTATGTTAAAAAGCATTGAGGTTATGGAACCTGAAGCAGAAGTGGTTGTAGAAGAAGCACCTAAGCCAAAAGCTGTAAAAGCTCCTACAAAGAAAAAAACAGTTGCAAAGAAAACAACAACAGTAAAAAAAACTAATGCCACTAAAAAAGGGAAAAAGTAAAAAAACTATTTCTGCTAATATTAGTGAATTAGTTAGAAGTAAGGCTAGTCCAACTAGAAACAAAGCTATAAAAAGTTTGGCTAAAAAGCTTGATGTTCCTTACAATAGAGCCAAACAAATACAAGCTCAGGCTATTGCTCTGAGTCAAGCAAAAAAATAGGAGTAAACAATGAAAGCGAAAACTTCCCTTAAAATAAAAGGTCAAGGAAGCATTCCATTGTCTCAGCCAAAAAAGGTCAAGGTTGAAGCATTCAAACCGGGCAGTGGTAAAGGCAAAAGCAGAGGCAAAGGAGCTGCTTTAAGAGGCAATAATTTCAGTGGAGTGTATTAATCTATGGACAAGTATGATTTTATTCATGCTCTGAGAAAAGATTTAAAAAGTAGAGAGGAGCAAGTACACGATATTGTCATGTCAGGTGGAGTAAAAGACATGGAAAATTATCAATTTTTAATGGGAGAAATCTCAGCAATATCCTATATTCATGATAAGATAAAAGAACACTTACATGACGAAGGAGATATTGTCGATGACTAAAGTAATTAAAAAAGATAAAAAAGAAGATACAATAAGTTTAGATGAGGCTTTTGTAAAAGAAGATGACAGGGTTTTAGACCCATCATTGATTGACAAAAGTATTGTCGAAAGAATGCCTCAACCAACTGGTTGGCGTATTTTGGTTTTACCTTATAGAGGTAAAGGTGTTACCGAAGGTGGCATTTTGCTGACAAAGGAAACCATAGAAAAGGAAACCTTAGCGACTGTAGTTGCTTATGTAGTAGCCATGGGTCCTGAATGTTACCAAGATGAAAGAAGGTTTAAAGATAAAAAACCTTGGTGCAAAAAGGGTCAATGGGTTCTTATAGGCAGATATGCAGGCTCTAGGTTTAAATTGGCGGATGATAGCGAAGTCAGAATCATTAATGATGATGAAGTCATTGCTACCATTCTTAACCCTGATGACATCGTTTCAGCATAGGAGATCATATGATTGAAGAAACAAACGAAGAACTTCAGGTTCAACTTGACGATCACGAGGAAGCTACAGAATCTGTAGAAATTCCTGAAGAGACTCAAGAGGCATCAAACGACTCAGGCGGAGATGATGAACTTGATAAATACACCCGTGGTGTAAGCAAAAGAATAAACAAGTTAAACGAAAGAATTCGTTTGGCTGAAGAAAGAGCTTCACAAGCGGAAAGCAAATATTATTCACTAGCTAGTGAATACAACACAGTAAAAACCAAAGCATCAGCATTGGATAAAAGTTACACGGATGAATATGAAAATCGTGTAAAGTCTCAAAGGCAACAAGCAGAAGACTTGTATAAAAAAGCTAGAGAAACCAACGATGCTGAACTTGAGCTTAAGAGTGTTGAATTGTTGAACAAAGTGTCCCTTGAAGAAGAAAGGGTCAGATTGGCAAAAATGCAACAAGAACAACAAAGCTTTCAAGCGGATTATTCTGTGCAACAACCAACACAACAAAGTGTTCCAAACAACCAAACTTCAGTGTATGATAAACCCAAGCCTGACTCGAAAGCGTTAGCTTGGGCAGAGAAGAACGATTGGTTCCAAAAAGACAGAGTAAAAACTTACACTGCTATGGGAATTCATGAAGACCTCGAAGCTGAAGGTTACGATGGCTCTAGTGAAGAGTATTACGAAGAGTTAGACAACAGATTAAGAAAAGTTTACCCTGAATTGGGTCAACTAAACGACAGCAAAGGAGCCAACTCATCTGTGCAGAGAGTAGCTTCAGCTTCTACTGGAAGCCGTCAAAAAGCACAAGGGAAGAGAAGCGGAATTAGAATCAATTCTAACCATGCTTCTGTTAAAAGCAACTTAAAGCCTTATGGCATGAGTAACGAAGAGTGGCTCAAGCGTGTAGGCAAAGAGATGATGAAAATAGAAGGAGCAAAATAATGGATTTAGATGCGATTGATAATGTAACCCGTACATCTCGTGATGAAGAGCAACACGATAAAAAAGCTAGAAGAAAGCCTTGGCAACCTGCAAGGATGTTAGAGACTCCACCCGCACCCGAAGGTTATCAATACCGTTGGATTAGGGCAGAGTATGTAGGAGTAGAGGACAGAAACAATGTTTCTGCCCGTATGAGAGAAGGATGGGAATTTGTCCGACAAGACGAAATGCCTGATTTCCCTTTACCTACAATCGAACATGGAAGACATGCAGGTGTCATAAGCGTAGGTGGTTTGATATTGGCAAAAATACCAACAGAAACTGTCCAAGAACGAAACGAGCATTACAAGAACAGAAATGTTCAACAGAACCAAGCTCTTGATAATACAATGTTCAGTGAAGTTCAGGGCAACAACAAGTATGTGAAGTATTCTTCCGATAGAAAATCGAATGTATCATTTGGAAAAAAAAGGTAGGTAAATAATGGCGAATAAAGACGCTTCATTTGGTCTGAAACCTGTAAGAATGATGGGTGGCTCACCCTATTCAGGCGGACAAAGCCGCTATCGAATAGCAGCAAACTACGGAACTTCAATCTTTCAAGGCGACATCGTGAAACAAGTCACAGGTGGAACCGTTGAAAGAGCTGCCGCAGGCAGTGCCGTTCCCGTAGTTGGCGTATTCAATGGCTGTATGTACACAGACCCAACATCATCCGAGCAGATATTTAGCAACTATTATCCAGCAAGCACCAATGCTTCAGATATAATTGCATTTATCGTAGACGACCCTGAAACAGTATTTGAGGTTCAGGCAGACGACACTTTCCCAGTGGCTGATCTGTTTGGAAACTTTGATATTGTTGACACTAACTCAGGAAGCACCTATACAGGTATTTCAGGAGTAGAACTAGATGTCACAACAGGTGCGACAACAACAACTCTTCCTTTGAAGGCTATTGACATTTCTCAAGACCCTGACAATGAAGATGTAGCGAGTGCTAATACGAATGTATTATGCGTAATTCAAAATCATATCTGTGGTGTTAAATCCGCAGGTCTAGCATAAGGTAGGTGACAAATGGCTATAAGTAGATCGCAACTTGCGAAAGAACTAGAACCGGGTCTTAATGCTCTATTTGGACTAGAATATGACGAATACAACAGCGAATACGAAGAACTGTATTCTATAGAAGACTCTGAAAGAGCTTTTGAAGAAGAAGTGTTAGTTGTTGGATTTGGTGCTGCTCCTGTCAAGGAAGAGGGTGCAGGCGTTAACTTTGATAATGCTTCAGAAGGCTATACTGCAAGATATACACACGAAACTGTGGCTCTTGCTTTTGCATTAACTGAAGAAGCTATTGAAGATAACTTGTATGACCAATTGGGTAGAAGGTATACAAAAGCCTTGGCTCGATCCATGCAACACACTAAAGAAGTAAAAGGTGCAAATGTTTTAAACAATGCATTTGATACCAATTATGCTATTGGTGATGGTCAACCATTGATCTCAACTGCTCATCCGCTTGCGGGTGGTGGTTCTGCTGCTAACAGAGCAACAACAATGGCTGATCTTAACGAAACTTCTTTAGAAGATAACATAATTGATATCTCAACTTTTGTTGATGACAGAAATCTAACTATTGCAGTTAGACCTGATAAATTGATTGTTCCACCACAATTAGTATTTGTGGCTGATAGACTGCTCAACACACCGGGCAGAGTCGGAACAGCCGATAACGACATCAACTCAATTAGAAATCAATCTTCTGTACCTAACGGTTTCTCAGTAAACCATTATCTGAACGATCCTGATGCATATTTCATTATGACATCTGTGAACTCTGATGGTGAAGGTTTAAAAATGTTCCAAAGAACTGGAATGGAAACCACTATGGAACCTGAATTCTCAACAGGTAACATTAGATACAGAGCTAGAGAAAGATACTCATTTGGTGTCTCTAACTGGCGTGGTGTCTTCGGATCACAAGGAGCTTAAGTTTCTTAAGAACCGTAAAGGGAGCTTCGGCTCCCTTTTTTTGTGTTAAAATTTTGTGATGAGATATTACCTAGAATTATTAATCAAAGCCAAAGGCTTATTGGAAACTGTTGGTCATGTATTTTTAAAAGACTCAAGCAAAAATGATGACAACAAAGAAATATACACTCACATCTACGAAGCCTTTAAACACTTAGAAGAAGCCATAAAAAAACTAACCAAGTAAATCTTGAGACCTTGGTTGATAAAGAGTATAGTTATCTAAACCGAGGTAACTCGTTGCCCCAACTGACTCGGCAGACTTACTCCAAGATGGTGCAACATATTTAGTTAGGAGCAAATTATGGCTAAATCAACTTTTTCAGGTCCAGTCAAATCATTGGCAGGATTTATTTCAGCAGGTTCAAATGCAGTTGTTAGTTTAACAGCAGATACAACCTTAACAGTAGACGATCACGCAGGAAAAATCTTGTTGTGTAATGACGCAGACGGTAAATTTACTTTGCCTTCAATTGTCACAACAACACCTAGTGATCCTACAGACCCAAATCAAGCAAATAATCTAGGAGCATCCTTCACATTTGTAGTCGTAACAGCAGCTACTGATCTTGACATCTTAACTGATGGCACAGATAAGTTTGTTGGTGGATTGTATACAGGCGTAGATGACGCAACAGGTAAAACTTTTATCTCAGGTGCTACTAACGATGTTATTACTTTAAACGGAACAACCAAAGGTGGATTAGCAGGAAGCGTTATTAAAGTGCATGCTATTGCAAGTGCTAAATATGCTGTTGAAGGAATCACTTTAGGCTCAGGTACTTTAGTAACTCCATTTGCTGACGCATAATTAGGAGCTTAGTATGTCTATGCGAATAACAGGCTCAGATGTAAAAACGGCAACTACAACATCTAGTGCAACTGGCGGTGCTTCTTTGATCTCAGGAAGATCAAGGTTAAGAGGCTACATAATCGCAGGTGGTACATCCGATGGAACCGTTACATTTAAAGATGGTTCGGTAACAGGCTCAACTTTACTTATTGCACCTTGCAATGCTAACGATACAGAAACTTTAAACATACCTGATTCAGGCGTTTTGTTTAACGATGGCATTCATGTTGTATTAAGTAATATTGACAGAGTTACTATTTTTCACTCTTAACATCTTAACTTTGTAGTAGCATCCTTGCGGTGCTACTATATTAATTAATATGGCAACACGAACAAAAGCAAAACCCATCCGAAGAACCACTACAGGAAAGGGAGCCAATTATCGCCCCACTAAAAAAGGTGCAGGCATGACAGCGAAGGGTGTTAAGGCTTATCGAAAAGCTAACCCCGGCTCAAAGTTGCAAACAGCAGTAACTGGTAAAGTTAAAAAAGGAAGCAAGGCAGCAAAAAGGCGTAAGTCTTATTGTGCTAGATCACTTGGACAACTTAAACGCAGTTCAGCAAAAACTAGGAATGATCCTAACTCAAGAATACGCCAAGCAAGGCGAAGGTGGAAATGTTAAATGGCTATACCTAAAAATGTAAAAAATCCAAGTCTTTATAGTAAAGCTAAGTCTAAAGCAAAGGCTAAGTTTGATGTTTATCCATCAGCGTACGCAAATGCGTACATGGTAAAGGAATACAAAAAAATGGGCGGTCAATACAAAGCTAATGGTGGAATTATGGAAAAAAGTCTAAAACCAATACCAAAAGGCAACAAGGGGTTACCCAAGTTACCCAAACAAGTACGCAACGAAATGGGCTTTTTGGCAAATGGTGGCACGGTTAAAAAGGGTGTAGGTGTTAAAAGTTTTATAGCTCGTGGTTGTGGTGCGGTTATGAATAATCGCAGAAAGAAAACCAAGATGCGAGGTTAAATTATGGGCATGAATTCAAAACATTATTTAAAAGATGGCACCGTTTGGAGTGGTTCTTATCATAAAATGCCTAATGGAAAATTACATACCAATAAAAATCATACAAAAACAAGTAAGCCAATTTTTCATTACGGAGATTTGAACAAGCTTGCAAAGAAACGGGCTATGTCACAAAGAGGCAAGTAAATGGCAAAACCAGCAGGCGGATTAAGGCGGTGGTTTAAAGAAGATTGGGTAGATATAGGCTCACCCAAAAAGGGTGGTGGATTTAATAAGTGTGGAAGAAAGTCTACAAAAGGATCAAAGAGAAAGTATCCCAAGTGTGTGCCTAAATCTAAAGCACAATCAATGAGTAAATCACAAATTAAATCAGCAGTTACAAGAAAGAGATCAAAAAAACAAGGTGTGGGCGGAAAGCCAACTAATGTTAAAACTTTTGCAAAAAAAAACAAAAAATAAGGTATCATAAACATTAGCCTTAATTGGCTAAATTTAAACACAGGAGTTTACAATGGGATTTTTATCAAAAGCATTTAAAAAAGTAAAGCCAAAATTAATGGCACGAGAAGCATCGGGTAAAATGGGCAAAGGTCTTTTTGGAAAGGTTGCTTCTAGGGCTGTTTCTAAGTCAAAAAATCAATCAGGCAGAGCAAGAATGCCGTCATCAGGCGGAATTTTTGGCTCATTGCGAAAATTAAGCAAAGAAAAACCTCAAGCAATGAAAGCTAAACGCACTCCAATGCCCGCAAGAGGAAGAGGCATGTCGGGGTCAAACCAAAGAAAAGTTGCTATGTACAAAGATGGTGGTGGCGTTTGTGCAGGTGCATCAAACAACAGAAGATCAAGACAGGGTGCTGAGATAGTAAGATAATATGGCAGTTTCAGGCTCTAAAAATTTTGAGCTAGATGTAGCTGAATACATAGAAGAAGCATTTGAAAGATGCGGTCTTGAGCTACGCACAGCATACGATTTAAAAACTGCAAAACGCAGTTTAAATTTATTGTTAGCTGAATGGGCTAACCGTGGTTTAAATCAATGGACTATCTCACAAACATCTATCGCTTTGACACAAGGCACAACATCTTATGATTTGGATGCAACAAATCCAACTGCTGTAATTGATGTGTTAGATGCATTTATCAGAAGAACAACTAATGG